GCGCATCCTCAATCCAATCGTGGCAACCTTGACCGGCGATCCCGGCAACGGTGGCATCGTCGTAGACTTCCCGGCATCGGCAGAGGCGCAGTTGCCTCAGATACTTGGCCCGACCTACAGCGGTCTAGGAGGTTCGTAATGGGCGACGAAGCTAAGAGCAGGCTGCAAGACATGGCCGGGTCCATCGTGGCCACGTTGGTTGTGTCGATCTGCGGCGGCGGGTTTGGTGTCTACGTCGGGTATAGGTTGCTAGAGCAGCGGGTGAACACCATCCAGAGCCAGACCAGCGAACTAGCCGACAAGGTTGAGCGTTACAAGGCCGAAGCCGATCTGTCACGGGAACGGATGAGCGAGCGGCTGTCCGAGATTCAGCGGGATGTGTCGTACATTCGCGGCACACTGGAGAAGCGGTAATGGAAGAGATGTCACAAGCAGACAGGGACTACATCGACCCGCCACCAATACGCGGCTCGCTGGTTGACACGGACGAACTATTCAACAGGTGGACAGACGACGGTGGAAAGGTTGTTGGCTACGAATACGACGGACGGATCAGGCTGCTGGTCAAGTTGAAGAGTGGCCGTCTGGTATACAGGGACGCCGAAGATCAGGTAGTCCACGACACCGACCCCACGGCAACGGAGAAGGCGTGAGCCAAGACCAACCCAAACTCTCCCTCGACATGGGCGACGAAAAGGACCGTGGCATGGCACGAATGGCCATGCGGCGTTGGCCCCGTCGCTGGCGTGGGCTGACCGACGCGGTGAAGGATGAGCTTGCGGAAAGCCTGCGCATGGCCAACGAAGCGGCCCAGCGGCTCGCGGCCAACGACAACCCAGAGATAGCCCTTGAAGGCGTCAAGATGATCCCGAGCATTGTTCGTACCGGGGTACTGATGGAAGGCCAGTGTCAGGCCGACGAACACTTGGCCGACAAGAACGAGCGGCTGGACACGGGCAAGGCTACCGAGAACGTTGGCATCTTGCGGGTGTTGAAGCCGGACGTGATGAAGCCGAAGGAGTGAATGTGGACCAACTTCGCCACGGCATTGGCGGCGAACCGATGCCAAAGATTGTGCTCAGCGAGCAGGGACCGGCGGACCATCCCGATACATGCCCCATCAAGGTGACGCGCGTGTTTGTTGGAAATGCGTGGTGGTGGTCAGTCAGTGACGGGCAATCCTGCGGCATATCGCCGGGGCTGCTTGAAGCGGTGGAGCTTTACAGGACAAGCAAGAGCACGGCATGATCCAACTCCCGCCCCTGTACGAGTACCAGCACCGTGCCTTGTTTGGGCCGGAGCGGTATGCCGTCATCGAAGGGGCGACCAAGGTAGGCAAGACCTTCCCGGCCCTGATCTGGCAACTGGCCGAGGCTGGCGAGGTGGCGGCGCGGGTTGGTTCGCCCGATGCCCGGAACCATTTTTGGGTGGCACCTACCACGGCACAGGCGGCAATGGCTTACAACCGGATGTGCCGGATGCTCCGATCCGCTGGCATGGGTGACGGAGAGGTACGGACCAACGACACCGAGCGGCGTATCAACATCACAGGGCTGGGCGTTCTGTGGTACAAGACCGGCGAGGAACCGGACAACCTGTACGGCGAGGACTGTTGGTCCGCCATTATGGACGAATACACCCGCCAGCGCGAGGAGGCTTGGCACGCCATCCGGTCAACCCTGACCGCAACGGGCGGGCGGGTGAGGTTTATCGGCAACAAGCGTGGCAAGGGGTGGGGCTGGAAGCTCGCACGCGAGGCCGAGCGCAAGCAAGCGAACGGAGATCCAGACTGGACGGCCCATCGCATCTCTGCACTGGACGCGGTACAGGCCGGTCTGATGAGCCAGAAAGAACTGGACGATGCTAAGGCTGCAATGCCCCAAGCCGTGTTCGAGGAGCTATATCTGTGCCAAGATGCCGAGGACGCATCCAACCCGTTCGGGCTAGGGGCCATCCGCGCGTGCGTAAAGCCCCTGTCCACCCTCCCGCCCGTGGTGTTTGGCATCGACCTTGCCCGGTCTGAGGACTACACGGTGGTGATCGGGCTGGACCAGAACAAGGACGTGTGCCGGTTCGAGCGGTGGAACGGGACGACATGGGACCAGACAGAGAACCGCATCCTGTCCCTGATCGGCAACGTGCCAACGTTGATCGACTCGACTGGCGTGGGCGATCCGGTTGTGGAACGGATCAGCCGAGAACGGCCCACGGTCGAGGGCTTCAAGTTCACGGGCGGGCCAAGCGGCACGAAGCAGAAGATCATGGAAGGGTTGGCGGTAGACATCCAGTCCAAGCGGATCGGGTTCCCTGACGGGCTGATCGTCACGGAGATGGAAGCGTACCAGTACGAATACACCCGGTCTGGAATGACCTACGATACGCTAGCAGACCATGACGATACAGTGTGTGCGTTAGCGTTGGCTAACCACAAGGCTGTCTCGCAGTTGAACGCGCCGAAGTTCTTTGTGAGGTTGGGCGGGATTCGATAGGGGCAACCAATGGCCAAGCGGAAGAAGCCCGACGACCGACAGACCCCGCAGGTGTACGCGGCTGCGTCGCTGACCAACAACGACCTGCTGTCGTCGCGTTACATGGTCCAGTCCGCCGACGTTGAGCTTGTCGGGCGGATGATCCGCAACACCGTGGCGCGTGCCATCGACCTGAACGCCACGGTTGTATCGAGCCAGCCCATGCGCCTGTACCGGCCCGCGAGTGGGTCCAAGGTCTACGGCAAGCGCCGTGTGGACCGGAAGACCAAGGCGTTCCTGTCCGGGCGTGGCGTGTGCAAGCCGCACAAGAAGGCTGTGAGCGTGGCCAGTGCTGCCGATGAGATGGAAGAGATCACTTCCCATCCGATTCTGGACCTGTTGTACGCGCCCGATCCGTCCATGACCTGCGGCCAGTGGTTCTATCTGATCCAGTCCTACATCGAAGCGACCGGCTGGTGCGCGGCATGGATGGGGCCGGACCAGATTCCCAAGGGCATGTACGTTCTGGCCCCGCACCAGACCAAGATCGACTTTACCGTGCAGGACTACATCCGGGGCTTCACGTTCGGGGCCGAGACTAGCAAGGAACGGTTTTTCCCGGCTGACCAGTGCGCGTACTTCCGGCTCCGGCCACACCCACAGAACCCCAACCGGGCCGCTTCGTGGGTGTCGTCCGTCATCATGCCAAGCGACATGGAACAGGCCGCGCTCCAGTCCGAGATTGCACGATGGAACAACGGCGGCCTGCCCGGATCGGTCTACAAGATCAACGCCACGTCACAGGCCGAGTTTGACCGTGCAGCAAATGAGATCGACCGGCAGACGCGCGGCGTGAACAAGGCCGGGCGCAACCTCATCATTAGCAATGCCGAGGTGATCCAACCCGCCAGCAAGCCGCACGAAATGAACTACCAGGCCGGTCTGGACACGGCGGAAGCCCGCATCTACCGGGCGGCTGGCATCCCCGAGCCGCTCTGGAAGCTGAACGACGCCAACCTTGCCAGCGCGTCGGCGGCGTCCCCCGCCTACATGAACCTGACCATCTGGCCCCGCCTGTCCACGCTGGCCGAGATCCTGACGGAGTACGTTGTGAGCCGGTTTGATCCGACCGGGACAATGTTCCTCGCGTTCGACAACCCGGACAATGAGGACGTGACGCAGGAAACGGCCCGCATGGTCAGCCTTGCCAATGCCGGTCTGGTATCGGCCAACGAAGCCCGCGCCGCGTTGGGCATCGAGCAGGCCGGGCCGGAACTGGACGTGTACCGTTTCAACGGCGTTCCCATCATGGTCCCGGCAATGGATCGCGTACCGGAGGAGGCCGACGATGAAGCCACGGAAGCGCCCGAGGAACGGGATGAACAGGAAGATACCGCACCCGAAGCCAGCGATGAGCCAGAGGGAAGCGATGGAGATGGAGCGGACGATGCTGGAGAGGGGGATGAGGCAACTGCTGCCAAGTCCAACGATCTGCATTCGGATGGCACTGGCGGCCATGCACTCGCACGACATGGGGACGGCCTACCCGGACGGAGTGGTGCGGCTCTATCCAAACTGACCTGCACCTGCGACAACCACACCAAGGAAGCCGAGCTAGCCCGGCGCCCGGACGGGATGAATACGGCTATCGAGCAGATGGCCGACGACATGGCCCGGTGGTATCAGGCCACGCTTGCGGCTGGCCTGACCGAGAGCGGCCTTGTCGTGTCCACGCAGGCGATGGCCGACCTTGACGCGGTGCTAGATACCGGGCTGGCCCGGATGTACCGGCAGGGCTACGCCGACACGGTACAGGCCCAGCCCGATGCCGATGGTGTTCTGCCCGAGTACCAGATCAACGACCGGGCACGCCAGTACCTGCTGGATACCAAGCTGGAACTGGTCCGGACCATCCCCGAGACGTTGAAGGACGAGGCTACCCGGATCATCGCGGACGGGGTTGGCGAAGGCCGGACCATCAACCAGATCCGGGACGGGCTGGCCGACGTTGGCTCGGTCGATGCGATGGCCGAGCGTGTGGCCCGGACTGAGACGGCCCGCGCGTACCAGTACGGGGACATGCAAGGCGCGGAGGAAATGGGCGGGTTCAAGGGCCGGACTTGGCTGCTCGCGGGTGGGCCTTGCCCGCTTTGCTCGGCCATTTCCGGTATGCTGGCGGGTAAGGTGGTGCCGTTCTCCGAGCCGTTCATCAAGGCCGGGACGACCATCGCCACGACGGACGGGGCGGTTACGTTTGCCCGTGATGTGTGGGTGCCCTCAGAGGCACATCCCCAATGTAGGTGTATCTCAATCAACGAACTGGAGGACGAGGCTTGACCACTTGGCGCGTAGATCACGGGGACTGTCTGGACATGCTCCGAGCCATGCCGGATGCGAGCGTGGATGCGGTGGTAACAGATCCGCCGTTCGGAATCGGCTTCAAGTACGCCACACACAAGGACACGCCAGAGGGGTACGGCGAATGGATTTGGTCGGTCATCTCCGAGTGTGAGCGGATCGCCAAGCCCGGATCGCCCGTCATGGTGTGGCAGTCCATGAAGAACGCTCACAACTTCTCATCGTGGTTTCCTCGCAAGTGGCGAATCTTCGCGGCGTGCAAGAACTTCGTGCAGATGTCTAAGACGCTGCCGATGCAGTATTCATATGACCCTGTGCTAGTCTGGTGGAAAGACGGAGCAAAGCCGTGGACTCTTGGCGGATCAAATAGAGACTGGCACCTTGCAGACACTACACCGCAAGGCCGAAAGAGGCTTGGCGATGGTGTAGAGGGCCACCCGTGCCCGCGCCCACTCAGTCAGGTCCGGCACATTCTGGAACAGTGGGCACCGCCCGGCGGGATCGTGCTTGACCCCTTCGCTGGCTCTGGCACGACCGGAGTCGCGTGCGTGCAGACTGGAAGAGACTTCATCGGGTGCGAGATCGACGCGACGTATGTAGAGATCGCCCGGCGGAGGATTGGCGAGGCGGTGGCACGCAAGCAGGCCATCGAGGACGATGGAAACTAGTGACTACTATACTTGTCGGAGGCCAGCCCATGATTATGACCAGCAACGCCGCGAAGATCCGATCAGTCATGGCCGAGACGTGCAAGCGTCACGGGCTGGCCATCGACACGGCCAAGGCTGGCATGGTGGGCGTGTCACTGTCCGACGACTCCAGCATCATCGCACAGAATCAGGGCATCGAGATCGAGGGGCTGGCCACGTACTCCAGCGTGGACTGCGACGATGAGGTTGTGTTGGCGGAAGGTCTGAACTTCCGGGCGTTTGATACCTACAAGGCGATCTACCTTGACCACGCCTATTCAACCCGGAACGTAGTGGCAACGCTCCGCTGGATTCGCCCCGTCAAGGGCATTGACGGCACCGTACGGGGCTGGAAGATGCGCGCCCGGCTCATGCCGGTAGACAAGTTCGAGGATGCCGCCCGCGTGCTTGAACTGGCCAAGGCCGGGGCGTTGGGGTTCTCGATCGGCTTTGCCCCAACCGACCGGGGCGCGTTGACACCGGCCGAGCAGAAGATGTACCCGGCGGCCCGGACCATCACCCGCAAGGCAGATGTGTTCGAGGTCAGCGCCACGCCGATGCCGTGCAATATGTCCTGTGCTGGCGTGTCCGTTGTTGCCGACGAAGGCAAGGCCGCGCGGCTACAGTCCCTCGTCACGAAGGGCATGGCATGGGCCAAGCCAGCGTTGGACTACTACAGACCCGAGAAGCGCACGATCTACATCGTTGATTAGCTCCCTTCCCCTCCATCCCCGCTGTTGATGAAAGTCCGGCGGGGATGTTCAAAACGACGGAGCCTCCGAAGGGTCAACGTGAGCCGCGACCCGGACGCAAGGTGTCCCGAGTGTGTGTATCAACACCTCTCAGGAGACACCACCATGAAGTGGTCAAGCATTTGCAAGGCGCTCGGTCTGGCGGACACCGCCACGCTGGAGCAGGTTCAGAAGGCCATCGACGAGCAGAACGCTGTCATCAAGTCCGCGTCCGGCCCGGTCGATGTTGCCGCCGCGTACAAGGCCCACACCGCCAAGCCCATTCTCGTCGAGGACGAGACTGAGGCCAACGACCTCGCGGTCAAGGCTGCCAGCCAGACCAAGGCCAAGGCCGACCGGGTTGCCGAGGCCAGCCAGACCAAGCTGAACGACGACGGCGAGGCTCCCAAGTTCAACGGGGCTATGTCGATCCGCAAGGCGTACAACATCCGCGCGTCGCAAGGCCTGACCAAGCTGGCCGACGCGGACTCTGCCGAGCAGTTCGGCGCGTTTTTCCGTCTGGCCACGTTCGGCAAGGCGTACGGCGGTCGCGGCTACTCGCAGGAGGCCAACGATCAGGCCATCGTCAAGACGCAGGTTGCGTTCGACAACACGCTGGGCGGCTACACCGTTCCGACCGAGCTTGTCAACCAGCTCCTGTACCTGACCGAAACCAGCGTGGGCACGGCTCGCAAGATTGCGAACGTGGTCCGCATGGGTGGCGACACCCGTTCGTACCCGCGCAAGACGGCGATCCCGGCGTTTGCTCCGGTTGCCGAGAACGGCACCGTGGCCGAGGTTGACGTGAACCTCGATCAGGTCCGCCTGACCGCTAAGAAGTTCGGGCGCATCATTGCGGCCAGCAACGAACTGCTGGAGGACTCGGCCATCAACATCGCGGACATGGTTGCTACCAGCTTCCGCGAGATGTATGACCGCATCATCGACACCTGCTACTTCAACGGCACCGGCGCGTCCAACACGGCGGGCATCCTTGGCCTGACCAGCGCCCTCCCGTCCGCAGCCTACATCAACGGTGCGGGCAACTGGGGCGCGATCACGACGGCCAACTTCAACACGGTTCTCGGCTCGCTGGAGAACGTGGACAACAGCCGCATCGCAATGGTCTGCTCGCGTCAGTTCTACCACCAGGTTATGTTGAGGCTCGAAAAGGGCTTGAACCAGTTCAAGGATCTGGCCGGTGCTGGCACGGGCGGCGCGGATGCCATGTTCCTTGGCTACCCGGTCTACTTCGCCCAGATCATGCCCACGGCGACCGGCTCGTCCGTTCGTTCGTGCTACATCGGTGACTTCGCAGCCGCGACCATGATTGGCGAGCGCCGTGACCTTGCCATCCTCGGCTCGTCCGAAGCTGGCTTCACCAGCGATTCGTACAAGTGGCGTGCAACGACCCGCTTCGACGTGGCGATCCACGGCGACGGGCGCGGCTCGACCGTTGGCCCCGTTGCTTGCGTCGTCGCCACCGCCTAACCCCCACGCACCACACAGGAGCATCTCACATGATTACTGGTACCGATCTCCGGTGGGCCTCGCTCACCAACCCCGGCACCGCCGCGACCAACGCGACGGCATCGGCAAGCATCGACCTGAACAACCTCGGCAACCCCGGCCAGTTGATCCTGCGCGTCAAGACGCAGGCGGCCACCAACTCCAACCAGTCCAACAAGTGGACCGTGCTGGCATTTGGTGCGTCCGACACCAACACGTTCAGCACGTCCAACACGATCAGCGGTCTGGTTGGCACCACCAACACGACTGCCGCGGCTGGCCAGTTTGTCCTCCCGGCTAACCAGTCCTCGACTCAGGGCCAGGACATCGTTATCACGGTGGACAAGCCCGGTCGGTATGGCCGGTACTTCTTCGTCCAGTACCAGCCCGCTGCTGGCTTCAACAACTTTGCCATCGACGTGATCGGCGTGAACTCGGTCGAGGCTCCTGGCTCGGCTTCCGAGGTTGTTGCGAACGGTACGGCTGTCAGCATCTAACCACCACACGGCCAACGGTGAAAGCCCTTGGCCGTGCTTATGACAAACCCTGTGAGGCTGAACGTGGGAGCGGGCGAAGTCGTCATTGACGGCTATACGCCATTGGACATCAAGACCGGGACCGAGGCCGGGAAGTTGCCGTATGCCGATGAGTCCGTGGACGAGGTGTACGCCTCGCACGTACTGGAACACGTCGCGCGTGCGGAAGCCATCGAAACCCTGCGCGAGTGGGTCCGGGTGTTGAAGCCCGGCGGCATCATCCGCGTGGCCGTGCCTGATATGGAACTGTGGGCCAAGTGGGTAGTGGAAGGCAAGGGCGGCTTTGACATGGCCGGTATTGCCTACGGCGGGCAGGTAGACAAGGACGACTTCCACCGCAACGCCTTCAACGGGGCGACGCTGGCCGGTCTGTTCCGCGAGCTTGGGCTTGTCAACGTGCGGAAGTTCCAGCCCTTCGCGTGGGATTGCTCGCGCCACCCGATCAGCCTCAACATGGAGGCGGTCAAGCCCAGCCCGATCACGTCGGTACGGCAGCGAGTCAAGGGCATTATGACCGTCCCGCGCGTAGGCTTCACCAACAACTTCTCCGCCATCACCCGGACCATCATGGAACTGGGCATCGGGTTCCAGACCGTGCAAGGTGCGTACTGGCACCAGGGCATCACGCGCGGGATGGAGTGGGCTGGCGATGCCGAATACATCCTCACGGTTGACTACGACACGCTGTTCACGGTTGACGATGTGCGCCGGTTGGTACAGATCGCGGACGCTAATCCCGAGTACGCGGCGATTGCGGCCCTTCAGTCCAAGCGTGAGGAGAACGTGGCCCTGATGTGCCGTGACGGGCAGATCGACCGCGAACTCATGCGGGCCGACGTGCTAGAGGTGAAGTCCTGTCACTTCGGCCTGACCCTGATCCGTTCCGCCGCGTTGAAGGACGTTCCCAAGCCGTGGTTCCTCTGCCAGCCCGATCCGACCGGCGGGTACGGGGATGGCCGGGTCGATGCTGACGTGGCGTTCTGGCACAAGCTAACGGCCAGCGGCGGCAAGGTGGGCGTGACCCCACAGGTAGCGGTCGGGCACTTGCAGTTGATGGCGACATGGCCCGGCTTTGACCTGATGCCGGTTCATCAGTACGTGAGCGATTGGGATAAGAGCGGCCCACCCGAGCGTTGCCTTGCCTACTAGGAGCAGACCATGCCTCTGGCGACGGTAGCAAACTATAAAGCATGGGCCGGTATCAACGGGACCGGCAGCGATGCCGCCATTACGCTCATGCTCGCGCAGGCGGAAGCGTCCGTGCGACGCTATGCCGGTCGTGACATGACCAACGGCTTCGAGTCTGCGAACCGTACCGAGACTTACAACGGCGACGGTGGCTCGGTCCTGCAACTCCGCGAGTGGCCCATCACGACCCTGACCAGCGTCGAGGAGCGGGACCGGGCCGGGACGTGGACCACGCTGGACGCGGACGAGTACCGGGTGGACACCCGCACGGGCCAGCTCTACCGGCTCGGTGCGACGTGGGGCCGGATCGTGTCAGACTTCGTGGGCGGCGGGAATAACCCGGCGTTTGGGGTTAGCCCGTCATGGTCCAGCGATCCCGCGAGCGTGCGCGTGACGTACACGGGCGGCTATACGACCATCCCGGCTGACATCGTGGCCGTGGTGTACCTGCTCATCGACCACAAGCTGGCCAACGCTGGCGGCAACCCGTCTGCGACAAGCGAGACTATCGGAGTCTACAGCGTGTCTACGTCGGGTTCGTCCGTGACCGAGCATGAGATCCTGAAGAGCAACATGCCCAGCGAAACAAGGGGCACCGTCATATGAGCCGCACGCCACGCACACCCCGCCACCTGCTCAGGGACTCCGTGACCCTGACCCCGGCCACCATGTCAATCGAGGCCACCAGCGGCTCGCCCGAGTGGACCTACACGGGTGCAACATCCGTGACGGTACAGGGGCGGCTCCAGCCGCTTAGCTCCAGCGAGTCCATGATGTACGGGCGGGACACGGGCACGGTGGTGTATCAACTGTTCATCGCACCGTATGACAACAACGGGCAAGCCATCACGTATGCCCATGACGTTTGGAAGACCGTTCGCGTGACGATCAGCGGCGTGACCTACCGCGTGGACGGGCCAGCCCGTGACCCGGACGGGGCCGGGTGCCTGTTGCAGTTGACCTTGGAGCGCATGTAGTGGCGAAGACCACGGACAATACCGCGAAGTTCCAAGCCGCTATGCGTAAATCGCTGGCGGTTGGTATCACTCGCGCGGCTAAGGCGGTGTCCGAGGTGATGAAGAACAGCATGACGCGGGCGGTACGGTTCAAGACTTCCGCGCCGGGCACGCCACCCAACAGGCAACGGAGCAGCAGCGGACTGGCGGCAACGCTTAGTCACACCACGGCCAAGGAAGTAAACGGTAAGTTTACTGCATCGGCAGGGTCTGCACTTCCGTACGCTCGCATTCACGAGAAGGGCGGGACGATCCGCGCCAAGGCCGGAAAGTTCCTGCCCGTGCCTATCAACGTCGCAGCTAAGCGGTTGATGGAGACTCATCAGGGTTCGCTTAGTAAACTCCCCATGACTGTCATCAGGACCAAGGGCGGAAAGCTCTACCTGATGGGCGTTGACAAGGTGCGATACCGGAACAAAGAGGCCGGACTGCGCGTGAACAACAAGCCAATCTTTGCCCTGCGTAAGTCCGTGCGGATGCCGCGCCGTCCGTGGGCAGCACCGGCGCTGGCCAAGGCTACCAAGGACGGGACCATCGACCGGGCCATTCGCGGGGCGGTCAAGTCCGGCGTGGTCCAGTTTACAGCGGGGGTGGCCAAGTGACTCCATTCATTGTCGCCCGCTCCATCATTGCGCAGCTAAAGACCGACACCGGCACGGGCGGTCTGTACGAGGGCAACGCTTGGAAGTTCATTACCGGCGGGATGTGGCACGGGGCGGCCACACCAGCCGGGTCCGAGCCGTTCCCCTACGCCGTGTTTACGGTTGAACTGTCGCAGACCATCGGCATGCGCGACGACGGCCAGAACGTCACAATCAATATCGACCTGTACGATAAGACCGACAACGCCTTCGGAAACATCGAGGCGGCCATGCTTCGCATCTACGGGGACGCCATCTCACAGGCCAACCGTGTCCCGACGTATGGCCTGCACCGGCTGGCCAGTCTGACCCCGACATCACCCAACACGTTCAGCAGCACGCTGAACGGGTTTATCTGTACCGCCCAGTCCGCATCGTTTGTGGATGAAAAGGTGGTAACAGGTCGCATGACATTCACCGCGCGGCTCCAGACCAACGCGGCGTAGGAGGCTCTATGGGCTATCAACTGTCCTCACAGGAAGGCATCTTCCAGTACGACGACGGCGACACTTCAACCGACCTCTATCAAGTTATCTCGGCTGCGGCTCGCCTTGTCTCGGCTACGCTGAACATGAACGCCGACAGTGCCGACGCTACAGCCCTTGCCAGTGCGTCCACTTCGATGATGCAGGGCCTGTCCAACTACACCATCGACTTCGAGGGCCTGTATCCGACTAGCGCACCGCGATACGGGAACCAGGGGTTCGTGACGTTTGCCGCTGGCTACGTTCCCTTCGTCCGGTCCTTCTCAATCGAAATCGACTTTGGCGAGATCGACATTACCAGCCGAGAGGCTTCGGACGCGACCACGCTCCCGGCTCGCGTCTACCGGCCAACGTTCCGCCCCATCATCACCGGCACGTTTACGACGCTGGTTGATTCGGCCACGGCACCGACCGCACTTACGGCTGCAAACGCCGCCGCAACTGCCGCCACATTCAAGTTTGCCGAGGGTGGCGTGGCTGATCCACAGATCAGCGGGAGCATCCGCACGATCAGCCGGAACGGTCCGACCGTTGGGCCAAGCGGCGAGCAGATCGTGGAGTACGGATTCCAGTTCTCCGGCAACGTGGCGGTCCAAGGCGGCACGACCGATACCCCGTCAATCCTTCCGGCTGGTTCCAACATCGACGGCGCAGACTGGGACTCTGCTGGTGGGCAGCGTGGGTATGAGTTTACGTTTAGTCCGAACAATGCTGGCACCGGCTATACCGGGTATGGCTGGCTGCGGTCGCTTCGCATCGAGGTTCCGTCAGATGGTCC